AGTGACGATGGTAGCAGAAGTTACTAATGTTAGTAAGCTTAATGAGTGCCGTATTGACGTGCAACCTGTAGTTAATAAGAAGTACATTGACGGCGAGATAATAGCTTACCCTGAAATCCTTTCCGTCCCTGTTCAGTTCCCTAGCTCCTCAACCTCGGCTTTAACATTTCCAATCAATCAAGGGGATAATGTTCTCCTTGTATTTAGTCAGAAAGGGTTAGATGTGTTTAAGAGTGGGGCTACGTCAGCACACGACCCAATTGATATGCGTAGCTTTGATAAGAGAGATGCTATTGCTATCCCATGTGTTTCTCCATTCTCAAAATCAATCAATGACCCTGTAAAGCGCACTTTAACGCACAGTGTTGATGATATGGTGATGACGCACAACATTGGCTTGCCAACAGAGTGTGAAGTGAGAATGAACCCTACAGGGAAGGTTCAGATAACGTCACCACTCCAAGTAGAAATAGTCAGCCCAATTGTAAACGTAGTTGGAAGTTTTAATGTCGTTGGTGCTACCACACTAGCTGGTGCTGTTACAATGTCAAGCCCTACCCCAATTGTCTCTAATGCTAATATGAATATTATTGGTAATCTAAGTGAACAGGTACATCCACATTTACAGGGGCTACATCCGTGATAGGCGCGTTTAACGTGCTAGGCAACTCTATATACAAAGGGAACATCGCTGTAACAGGGTTATACTACACTTGGAACTTGGCTACAATTGCAACAATCTAAAAAAGAGAGAATAAATGGACATCAAACTAAACAGTGAGACAGGAGATGTCCTTCTCTCAACAACAAACACAATTACAACACCTGTATTCACTACAACAACATCTGAAAACCTAGCCCAAAGGTTGAAAATTAGATTGCAAACATTCAAAGGCGAGTGGTTCTTAGATGGTACTATTGGTATCGACTACTTCAATCAAATTGCTGGTAAGAATAGGTCTAAAGCTGCTGTTGATGCAATCATTCAGGCTGAGATATTAAAAGAACAAGAGGTGTTGCAGATTACAGCTTACAGTAGCGTAGTCGATAAGACAACAAGAAAGATTACAATTCAGTTTACAGTGAGAACCGTTGATGGTTTCTATTCCACTCTGACTGCAACAATTGGTGTATAGGTATAAATAACGGAGAGGGATATGGCAGGATTAAGCACGACAGGTTTTAGTGTTAAACGATTAACAGATATTATTTCCTCTCTTAAAGCAAGTGCTAATACAGAGTTTAGTGGCTTCTTAGGCGCGGGCGATGTTTTAGATACAACAGATAATAGCGTATTAGGTAGATGGATTAAAATTATTGCTGAACCATTAGCAGAGCTTTGGGAAGTGAGTCAGCAAGTCTATAGCTCATTTGACATTAACCAAGCAACAGGTGTTTCATTAGAAGAGTTGTGTGCATTAGGTGGTGTTATTCGTAATACAGCTACAGCTTCACAGGCATTGTTAGTAAGCAAAGGTACTTATGGTATAACAATCCCCGATGGGAGTTATGTTCGTAGTGCTAATACAAATAAAGTGTTTGAGTTTCAGGAGGATGTAGTTCTAAATGAAACAGGTGCAACTGCAATCCAAATCACCCCTACGGTTGTGGCAGACAGTACAGCTTATTCTTTCACCTATAAGGTACTTGGGAGCAACCTTAATCCCGTTACTGTTACTTATACTAGCGGTGTTAGTGCTACTACTTCTAGTATTGTCAACGGATTGATGGGTGTTGTTAATGCCTCTCACTCTACATATATTGAAGCTACATTAGTTGGTGCAGACTTACTTGTTCAAGTAACAAACCAAGACTATGCTTGTGACTTTGTAGCAACACAATTTACGATTAACAAAGCTAAGAAACAGACGTTAGCTACTTGCACAGAGACTGGCGTTAATCTTCAAGATGTCAACACTGTTGAAACTATTCAATCCCCTTTAGTTGGTTGGGATACTGTTACTAACCCATTTGCGGCAATTGCAGGTAAAGTGGTAGAGACTGACGCTGAATTGCGTTTACGCTTCTTACAAGCCAAGTTTCAAGATGGTAGTAATACATACGAGGCTATTTATGCCTCTGTGTTAAAGCTTGATGGTGTTAAGCAGGTTGTTATTTATGAGAATGAAACTGATGTAGCTTTCGTGTCTCCCCCTGTTCCTGCACACAGCTTCTACCCTATCGTATTGGGCGGTATTACAACAGAGATTGCACAGGCAATATGGGATAACAAACCAGCGGGTATTTTAAGCTATGGTACAGTAACAACAGGTGTGGCTGACAGTCAGGGTATATTACACGACATATCGTTTGATAGGCCAACAGACTTACCAATTTACATCTCTTTAACCATATCTGTTGATAGCTCATTCCCTACAGACGGCGAAGATTTAATCCGTACAGCTTTAGTGGACTATTTAAGTACACTTGGCATTGGTGAGGATGTTTTGTACAGTAGATTGTACACACCAATTAACGGTGCAACAGGCGGCTTCTACGTTAGTGGAATGACAATTGGCACAAGTGCTTCACCTGTTGGTACAAGCAACATATCTGTTGATTATAACGAGATTGTCAACATATCAGCTTCTAATATCTTAGTATCGTTTGTGTAAGGAGGCTTCATGGGCAGTATAACAGAAGTAGATTACCTTACGCAAGCTAGAAGCCGATATACACAACAATTCAAAAACAAACCAATCTTTGATGCCCATATCAATATCTTTATCACAGAAATTACTGAAATACAAGATATGCTTCAAGACTTGATTGGCCTTAGAAGCTTAGAGACGGCAGTCGGTAGTCAACTAGACATGATTGGGGCTATTGTAGGTCAGCCAAGAGTGTTAGTTGACTTCTCGTTGTTCCCTTTCTTTGGTTTTGATGGGGCTTCTGAGGCGCAAACATTTGGCAGTTTATATGATGCAAACTTAGGTGGAACATGGAAATCAATCTCTGACGCAGAGGGGGCTTCCTTTGAAGTAGATGATGATACATACCGTTTTATCATTAAAGCTAGGATTGTTGCTAACATTTCAAATACAACCCCTCAAGGTGTTATTGATGCTGTTAATTACATTGTTAGTAGAACAGACAGCAGCATAGTAGAAATGGGTAACGCACATTTAAAGATTACACACTACGCTACGCTAACAACACTACAAGAGTATTTCTTGAGGGGGCTTAGTAGTATTGGAAGTATTATTCCTTTACCTATTTGTGTAAGCTATGAGATTGAATACTTGGGCGGAAGTGGTTTGAGGTTATTAGAGGACAGCAGCACAAGACTATTAGAAGATGGCAGCTACAGATTATTAGAGGGATGACATGACAGACAAGAAAATTAGCGCAATGACAGCGATAGGCGCGATCACTGGCGCAGAGATTGCCGAGTGCGTCCAAAGCGGAAGCAATAAGAAATGGACATTTGCAGACATTGCAGAATGGATTTTAACGCCAACAATTAATACGCAATTCGATGGAGATTACACTCTGCAACCAGTCGATAATGACGGGAAAACGTATCTAAGAATGTATCGTCCAGATGCTAACGAGGTTCTAGTCCCCCTGTCGCAAACAAGAACCATTACAATCCGTCAGAGTGGTGATGGGATAACAACGCTAGTTGCTGATACAGGCGTAACTCTAAACGGAAACCCTGTTTTTTCAGGCGCAGGTGATACCAAAACACTCGTTCCTCTTTATGTAGATGAGTTTGAATCCGAGTGGGACATTATAGGAGCAACAGCATGATTCCTTTAGCTGTCCCATGTCAAAAAAGGGGTGATGATTGGGTTGGTGGTATAAACACAGATTCCGACCCGTTTTTTAGTAATGTTATTTCGCTGCTTCATTTTAATGGTAGCGGATATAGTCAAGTTGTTGTTGATGAAATTGGCAACACTTGGGGTGTTTACACAGGCGTAGAAAGTGACCCATCAGCAGGTATAGTCGCAAGTCAGCATGGCATAGATTCCGCATTTGTTACTAATTATAATAGTAGCAATGTATTCAAAGCTACAACCAATTCTTTAGTGTCTTTGCATTTTGGTGCAATCTGTTTTAATTGTAGCTCTGTAATCATTTTAATATCCTATAGCAATCCACCAACCAAACACATAATTTGAGGCATTATCTCTTGCGCCATTCCATTGAAACCCACCAGTAGTTTTTGATTGAACCATTACCACTTCTGTTAATCCAGATGTTGAGGCATCGGATGTACAGGCCACAGAAAAACATTTGTTTGGAAAAGATAAGGGGAATGTGATGGTGGCGGGGTTAGATACAGATGAGTTGTATCCCCATTGAATAATAAACCCGCCCAAGAAAGCAGGAAGTTTTATGTAGTCATCATCTCCATGTCC